ACTATTTGAGATAGCGGCGGTTACTGTACCGCCGTCACCATACGGCCCGGAGGCTCTGTTGTTTCTGATGGTAACATTATTTGAAGCACCCTTCAAACTAACAGCGTCGTCAGGATTTGAACTCCAACCAGCACGGAATATGTTATTCTCAATTACTGCATCGTGACAAGCGGCTTTCAGTTCGACAGCGGCAAGAAACTCGTCCCCGGAAGCCTCTCCTTCAAGAAACTCACAATCTACCATACGGAAATTCGTCTTGCCCGTTTCAACATCTACGCCGATAAGAACATCAGCCGCTCCCGGCATAAATGTCAAGTTTACAAAAGTTATATTGTTTCCACCAACGTCGATAGTGGAAGCCGCAGCATCAAAATCGAATCTGGGACGGAGTGTTCCGGTTCCGAGGCCAATACAGACAATACCATTTACATCATTATCAATGGTTTCGCCGTCTGCGATGTCCTCGTTATGGCCCGGAGCCATAAGAATAATTCCACCCTCGTCGGCAGTGAGAAGCCCTACGGCATAGTCCCAAGTGAGTAGTGGTTTTTCAAACGAGTGCCCGTGTTCTCCATCATCGGCATCAAGGCCGTGAGTGGTGTTACCGCTATCTACAAAAAGAACCTGAGCCTCCGCAAGAGAACGGACACCAAGATTCGAGAGGTAGGGCATGATTTTCCAACCGTATTTGGCTATTAAATCTGAAACTTTGAATGGATTTGTTGCAGCCATTTTACATAATCTCCTAAATTCTAATCTAAACTACAATTACATTAATGGTTCAAAAAAAATGGAGAGGCCTGAAACACCGACAGAGAAAGGAAGAAAAATGACAACCTCTCCATTATTCACTTATGGACAACGGTTTAGAGCATTGTGGCCTCTGAAAGTCCCGTAAGTTTTACTGCCCTTGGGTCAGTTGGTGCAATTAAGTTGTAATACCAGAAAGGAGCCTCAAGTAAATCCTGCGGCCGACCAGCCGATCCTGCTGTTGCACTATTCGTACTATGAGAAATCATAAACACCCCACTAAGTCCACCGCACGGAGCCAAGAATTCAAGTTCCGGCCCCATACTGGCTTCCATCCCACCAAGTCTCGGGGGACTAAATCTCTGGATATTGTCCCCACCGAACTTCATGGCGTATAGTGTCTTACTCAGACACATCGGACTCATAATCCACTCATAAGTTCGTCCACCGAACTCATAAGCAATCTGAGACCAACCACCCTTAAAGCTCAATGCCTTGCCAGTACGCTCGTAGTTCTGCCTGTTGTTATACAAACCCGGCTGTTGTAGCCACTTCAACTGAACGCCCTGCGTGGTAATAACAGTATCCAGCGTCTCACCTGGATAGGCATCCAGGTATCCACCAATATAACCGTTAATCACATCATCAGTAAGAGGTCCATTCACAGCTTTAACTTGGGACTTGAATTGTGGGTATAAAGTCAAGTCAAGAGCCGCAGCACTTGTGGTTCCGCCCAAAATTGTACCGGATGCTTTAATCCAGTCATTAAGTCCCCAACTAAACTGAGGTCGATTACTGACACGACTCGTATGAGCTATACAAATCCAGTCGTCAGCCGCAACCGGAAAACCAGACTGTACCCAGTCCCCCGTTGCACCTTCGTCATAGGTCGCCTGAGCACCTGTCACCGAATTAATGGCTTTGAGCGTAAATGCTTTGCCAAGATAATCAACACTGGTGATTATACACTGACAATAAGAAGCCGCATTCCACTCATAGTTACGCACATCCTGCCCGGTAGTGTCTGTACCTTCTTGAAGAACACCACCACTATCAGCAACAAAGTCAATCCGCATACCCTGGCGGAAATTAGCGATTCGACCATACTCCTCGTCAATAGTAACCTTAATGTAGTTTGTGGAACCGACTTCGGCTATAACTGAAACCCTACCGAGAACCTGATTTACTGCCCCGGAACCTGCGGAGTTTACCACACTATGAGAGAAGAAACTGGAAGCCTCATAAATCGCTTTCAGTTTTGCTACGGCCTTCATATCCCGTGCCACCTGTTTAATCTGGGCAGCAGTCAAGAGTTCGGCCTGTTTCCAAGCGGCGGGAATACTAAAGTTCCCCACGACCTTATGCAGAGTAAGCTCCCTCTTAATATCGCCCATGTGAGGCGACTCTGAAGCCAGTGGGAAAATTGTCAAACCAGAAGCCAAAGTTGCCGGTGTCTGGTCTAACAACTTAGTCTGTGTCCCGGTAATGGTGTCCATTGTCGGGCCGAGTGGATCAGCCGACTCAATTAAACCTGCCACTCCGGTTTCGTAAAGGTGAATTACCTTATATCCACGACCAAGACCTGTCTGGCTCTTAACCCCCAACGCTGTCCGTTTAATCTTATCGAACACAGGAGCTATAGCTGGGCCAGCCTCAGTAATCATCTGCGGAAGCTCCTCCCTGACCAAATTATCTAAAGCAGCAATCGCTTGTGCCATTGTACTATCCCCTAACTAAACACATTTACATTAATATGCAGTTAGTCGAGGGCTTCAACCCAACGAATTCCTATTTCATTTTTCGAGCAGCGTGAACCGCCGATTGAAGATACCTTGCAATGAGATTTTTCTCTTGGTCATCTTCATTTGAAGGAACTCGCTTGATTGGTTCGTCAGCTTGGATTACAGATGAAAGTCCTTCACTCGGTGTCAGGCCCAAAACAATGGGATGCTGATTGAGCTTTTTTGGGATACCCAGCTTAGTCAACTTCGACCGCACCATCTGTACAGTCGCAGAAACCAACTCGGCCCCAAACGGTTTGCCATCTTGAATCTTCCTAAGAACATCCTCAGCTACCATATTTTTAACTTCGGCAAGAACTTCTTTACTATCCTCACCTACTATCATTTTACCAATTATCTCATCTTTGTCAACCGCTTTATCGGATATTTCTCGAATTTCTTTTCGAGCATCATTGACATGCCGCTGAGTTGAGAACTCCCACCCCGCTTTAGCCTCCGCAGGACTAATCCCAAACTGCTTCTGAAATTCAGCACTAAAGCCTACGGAGGTAGTTTTAGTGGTTGTTTTTGGTTCGGGGTCGCCTTCTTCGAGATAAGTCATAAACTCGTCTGGTTTAATATCCAGCAAAAAGGCCAATTCCTTAACCTCGGCTTCCGAGGGAGTCTCGTTCCCAGAAATTGATTTTGTGAGTTCTTCTATCCGAATCCCTCTTTCCGCCTTTTTCGTTGCTTCGGCGGATTCACGAAATCTTTTATCAGCCCCAGATGCTTTTTCCGCTCTTGTTTTTAACTCGTCGATGGTCAGGACAACATCCTCACCGTCCACATTAATAGTGTGGGTTTCAGCTTTCTTTTCCTCTTGTTTCTCCTCTTGCTTTTCTTCCTGCTTCTGTTCTTCTTGTTTCTCTTCTTGTTTTTCTTCTTTGGTCATTTTTATTCCTTTCGATTATTGTTGAGGTAAACCCTCTTGCGGAGGTTGTTCTAATTCCATTCCGGCAGCATCTTCCATTGACTCCATTCCTTCCGGAAAAATCCCAAGACCTACATTGTGTTCTTCAAAGTGTTCTATAAATTTATCCCGAACTGGTTGAGAGGCAGCATAAAATTCTGGCCTGGCCATAAAAGCATTGAGTACACTTTGATGAATTAGGTGCATATCTCTTTCACTTACAATTACTTTACCGGGTTTTTCTCCGTCACCAAATAGGGCGAGGTTTTCCAATTTAGCTCGGCGATAGTTCTGATAAGCGACCTCGTTGCCTACTGGAATGTCTAAACCTTTTTCTCGAACCTGAAAACTAAATTCATCAAGGGTAATTATTTGTTCTTTGAGTGATTCTTTCAACGCTAATTTCTGTTGCTCTTTCGAGATGGGGACTTCGGAGGCGACATTGATGTTTACTTCGTCGGGGGAGGGGATGGCATTTCGAGAGAGCGTGATTTCACCAGTCTCCATATCGAAAATGATACCGGCCAAAGAATCGTCAAGGTTGCTAATACTGACAACTTTCTCTGAGGGCCAGAGGTCTTTACAGATTCCTAACATAGCCCGATAAATTCCGGATACAGCCTCGGCCACATTCTTAGCAGTTGGGGTCAGGGGAATACCACTTGTCTCATATAGAAAACCCAAGCCAGATGCAGAATCCACACGACCTGGAGCTCCACCTTTCAACATCTCCGTTGGTTGGTTTGCCAGTTTATCCATCAAACTCCCGGCGACCATAGCAGCCTCAATGTTAGCTTTTGACAGTTTCGCAGGAAATACATGGTCTGGTTTTAATTCCGGGGTCGTATAGTCTGGCTCAAATACTACTCGTTTAATCCCGTCTCGACCCCTATGAGCATCCGTTGGCGTCCCAAGGGACGCAGGCCACAACTGTATTCCATACAAGTCGAAATCGGCTACAGACTGGAAGAGACTACTAAGACTAAACTCCGCCTCGGTGTTCAACGGGATTAACTGGTCAACAAAGCTACGGCCATAGAAACCCCCAACTACTACGTCTCGTGCAATCTTCACGGGCATATAGTATTTACTTTGGGAATGGTCGTGGCGATACAACTGTTTTAATGTTTGATAAGAACCGGCAAAGATAAGATACTCTGCCAAATACCCATCGGTTGTTTCCGTCCACACTTCTACAAGTAAGGTGACATCTGTTTGTGTCTTGTCTTTTTTAGTGTGTCGCCCTTTCCACTGAGTTTCGACTTGGCTCTGACCACTCCGAATATAAAAACCACCCCCCGAGTGTGTCATCGAAGCCGTCCCCTGAAACCTTGTAGATACATCCGCAGGCAAGTCACCAAAGGGGACTTTCAAATCATCCATTCCCCTGTAAACTTTTGAGCCTTTACCCGGAGTTATCGAGAGACCTTTCACATAATCGGTAGGTACATAACGTACCCGAATCAATCCCCGCACGTCCGAGGGTGTTGATACATCTATCGGAATCGGGATAAGTTCCCAAGGATTAATGACTTCAATCCCCATACTATCTACATTCTCTATCCACAATCCAAATCCTATTGTACCATAATGAAGAAGTGGGGGGAAAGCATTAAGAGCCAACTTAGAAACCTTCTCCTGTGGAAATGCCGAATCCAAAACTACCTGAGCCGTACTCGCCTTTCTCAAACCATCAAGACTTCTCCCACGCCTCGATACAGCCGGAGCAAGGTTTATCGCCAACAACCTACCAAGTTGAGCTTGGTATTTGGAAACGATGTCCTCATATCTGAATTTCAACACTCCAGATGAGTCCAAATAAGATGCGTTGAGAGTGCCTGCTCCGTAGTTGATATTTGAGAAATTTCGGAGTCCCCGCATATAATAATGGTTGATCCACCAGTTAATCGACTGGGGATTCATCCTTGATTTCCCAGTGGATACCAAGTATTGAAATATCTGTTCGACTTGATTTTTATTCCCCGGAGTATCAGGTGGAATGGTAAACTTATATGCCACGATTAAACTCCTATTGACATCTGATAGTCAGTATTTTTTGGTTTGTCCTCTTTTTTCTTCGCCCCAGCGATACCCTTCAGTTTCCCCTGCGGAGGTTTGGCGGAAGCGACAAGTGCCCTTAAAGTCTCCGGCTTCCCCTCTTGACCGGCCACTACAATAAGAAGTTGTTTATTGGTCTCATTCAATCGACCGACACTGATAACTAAAGCTCCAGCGAGTATCACAAACATTACCACAACAAGGGCCGAGATGATAATTACTATTGGTATCAATACAGCTACAGTCATAGATTCTCCCTTTCGTTCATCTATTTTATTATACCAAAAAATCAGTTTTTGTCAACCTTCCGCACAAAGAAATCAATCCCCCACTTGAAGCCAGCCTCCATTAAATCATCCTGGAAACACATCATATCCCCAACTGTAAATTTTCTTCCTCCTCGCATCAAAGCTCCAACAAAATCGTGATATACTCGTTCCCCATCCTCGTCATTTCCTAAATGCTGATAATCCTCAAAACAATGGCCGGTTTTATCCACGAAAAGGTAATACTGTTCATCCATCATTTCTATGTTTCCTAATAATGGTGATTATCCTGAATAGGATATAACCCCCAAACAGGAAAATTACCAAGTATCTCCACATTCTGTCATCCTATAATGGTTCGTTGACCTCGGGTTATTCTACGGTCGTTTTTGTTGATTGCTGATTTACGGGCATTCTGGCTCATAATATCAAGCATTTCCCCAGTAATCTCTGAGGAGTCCACACCTGAGAGCAGGGGCATTCCCTTAACTACTGGGAGGTTCCTGCGAATCCGCTCTAAAAGACTAAGTTTGCCCTTTTCCTTGGTGAATTTTCCTCCCCGATTCTTGACGACATACTGACACATTGAGAGGGTATCAATAGCGTCATCGTGAGGCAGGAGAGCCAAGTCAGGGGTATAGTCCTCTGTTTGTTGGTATAACTGGTCAAATGGCCACTTGCCTGCGAGATGGGCCGGATACTTAATCCTGCCAGGTCTGAATCGCCACTCCATCCCAGAGATTCGATTGGACTTAGTTACACGGGCCGGATATGTAATAGGGAAAACCCTCGCTCTCCAAGGTTGCGATATTTTGCTTTCCATCTCCTCGATATATTCTTTGACAGCCTCCGCAAAACTCATCTGGATGCTCACGGCCTCGATTCCTAATACCCTCGGACGCCAAGCCAATCCATACTCGTAGATCAGCCGCAATAAGGTCGCATCTTTACCTCGACCCAACCACATATCCAGAATCCACAAGGTATTCGTGGTGTCAAATCCAAGAATCAGGATACAGGAATAGTCGTTATACTGAGAGAGACCTGAGCCATAATCGAACAACAAAATCCGATACATCGGCAACACAAGTTCTCGGAAGGGTTTCTCATAGTCTTTATAGACTCTGCGGCCCGGCTCCATAAACCGTTCTGACCATTTTATATTCCCCGTGTGAGTCAGTGGATTCTTCCAATCAAATTCTCCCTCAACAGTATATTCATTCTTTCTTGGGTCAATAATTAGAATCCGGTCTTGAGCCGATATAGGCTCGTTCAGATATTCCGCAGCAAATGCGGAGTCCCCTATTTCCGCCTTACGAGCTTCGAGAACTTCTTGTGACCACTTCTCCGGCCATAAAACAGACACATCCCCCTCGTTAGGTTTATCATAGGCGATTGCCTTTAGTGTTTTTCTATTCCAAAAATTAAATCGTGGGTCATCCCCCGCCACAGCATGATACAAAAAAGACCGTCTATTGATTAAGGTTCCTACCCAAAAAATAGACGAACCAGACTCAAGCATTGGGATAACCTGACGAAACATAATCATCTCAAACTTCTCTACAAGAACTTGAGCGGCGGCTTGAGAGTCTGAATCTGGGTCATTTTCGGGGTCATCGAGAATGAACAATCGGGGACGACCTCCACGCTTCTTCCCCATTACCGATAAACCTTTTATAATCGCCCCATTCACTAAACTCAACTGATGGTGATTCCAAATCTTCCGACCCCTTGGGGGTTTCATTTCTCCGAAATCTTGTAGAATTAATTCATTCTCGGTAAACTGCTGAATCAACTTATCAAATCGTTCCTCAACTAATCTATCTGTAGCTAATCCAAGAGTCATTTCATAATGAGGTCGAGTCAGGGCGAGTAGTAAAGGAGCCTCTATTCCTATAACGGTACTTTTAGCACTACCTCTTGGAGCCGCTTGAGCATTTCGACCATATTCTCCTAAATCTGAAATCATCTCATAATGGAAAGGTGGGGACTCCTCAAAGCCATTTTTATAAAAGAGCTTTCCGACCCCCGCTAAGTAGCATCTACGAAAAAAATCCCAAGCCTCGACGAGGTGCTGAGGAGTATCCTGTCTATGTAGAACAGCTAATCGTGCTTCACGTTGACCATCTAAAGTAAGAGAATCATAATCTTTCGGCAAGGGATACACAGGCCAAGGTCTATGTATTTTCATTTTCTAATCATCCTGTAAGAATAAACACGATGTATCCAGTCTAAAAACTCCGATTCGGACATTGTGTGCTTGGCTACATTACAAGTTCCACAACAAGGAACGACATTATCTGGAGTGTAGCCCTTGGTGTTATTCAAGCGGTCAATGCCATTGTAAATATAATCCCCGTTGCATTTTCTTGTTCTGATTTTTGCTATTCTTTGTTTAGGAGCTATTCCACAATAATAACAGAGTTGAGAATTTAGTTCCCGCACAAAATCATTTGACAAAGACCACTCATACCCTCGGGCCTTAGCGGCATTTTTTACATTTCTTAGCATAGTGTTAAAAGCCGCTTGGCCCTTAGGTAATCTCTGTAAACAACCACAACTATTTGTTCCGCCATGTCGTAATCTACTGGCCGGGACAATAATCTTAGTTCCACATTTACAACGACAAATCCAAGCCGCTCCACTTCCCCTATTCATTCCTCGGGATAAAACAATTAAACTTCCATACTTATTGCCGGTTTCATCAGGTGCAATTTTATTTCTACAACCACAACTTCCTGTGTTTCCATTTCTTAAATTAGCTCCTTTAACCCGAGTAACATAGCCACAATCACACCGGCACACCCAAGTAGCATAACCATCTACAGACCCAGCCCGTCTTATTACAATCAACTTACCATACTTATTACCCGTTTCTTGTATTACAAGATTACCCATCTTTTTTTTGTAACTCCTTGAGGGCTGGTAAGGTGCGAACTACATCGAAGAACGCTATTGTGGTGGCTATTCCAGCACACCACGCTGGATTTCCTTTGTTAGAACTCATCACGATTCGTAAACTGGGCCAGATTCCTTCGATGTAGCCTGGTTGGTTCAGAAGAGCCAAAACCATATCAGGGATATTTGCCCTATCCTTGAAATCCCACATCGTAGTTGAAGGTGTCGTCATAGGTTGAGCACATAGAGACACGATGTGAAAGGCCACCGTAGCCAAAACGAAGCCATCCTCCAGAATATATTTCCGCAGAGCCACGAGTTCAATATCCTCCGCAGAGAGGTTTACTATCGGGGCTTGAAATGAAAATTTGGAGAATTCTTTTTCGACTCCGCTATCAATTGCTTTTTGAGCTTCCTTGGTTTCTTCTTTGGTGTATTCTCTTATAGGGCCACCACGCTCTATTAAGGCCGACGTAGGAACACCCTCCAAACTAATCCCCTGCGGAGGAGATTCCGGGGAAGAGGTCTTGGTCACAGGTTGGGGGGCGGGTTTTGATACAGGGATTGTCGTTGTCTCCTGTGGAATTGTCACCGACTCTTGGGGGAGCGTCCCCACTTGGGGTTCGTCCTCCGGGTATTGGTCTTGGAGTCTGTCCTCCGCCGACCGGTTCAGTTCCTCCAGAGATAACATCTCGTTCTGATTCAACGGTTGGTCTGGGACATCCCGTAGAGTTTGAGGGGAACTGCTCTTGGGTGTCTTGGCTCTGTCGCCTATTGCTTTCTCGATTTGGTTTGGTTCGGGTTTGTCCCATCCCATCGCATCCTGATGGGCTTTCAATGGATTGTAATCCTTTTTTTGTCTTGTCATTTTCTGGTTCCTTAATTTCGGTTGATTCTATTTTCTTCACCGGATTCAAGATACCGGCGATACGTTTGGCGTGAAAAGTTGTATGGCCCCCCTGGTCATTTGGAAATGTCTGGGAGACGTTTGCAACAAGCCCAGATGACTCGGCGGCTTCACGGAGTAACTCGCGGAGATGTTTGATAGCTTTGAATTTGATGGAGAGATTGGCATTTTGTTTGGCCATTATAAGAGTCTCCCGAATCTCAAGAGAATAACTCCAGCCGAGTTCATGAAAGATGTTCGTGATAATACTTGGGTCGTTAAAGCTCTGTATTGCCGCCAGCACATCATCAGGACTTGGCTGTTCAGTTTTTTCAATTTCGTCGGTCATTTTACAGACCTTTCATTTTTGTTTTTGAAATTACGGGTTTTGGCTTACTATAATACACGATGAATGTGGGCTTTTTTGCTTTTTTGGCTTTTGCAATGGTG